TACTAAATAATTTATAACAATTGTGAAATTAGAAGTATCTACTTCTATAACTTTGATTAGATTTTCCAATCTCTCAAGAAGTGAGTTGTTATCCAGTGGAACAAAATTAGCAACATTTGCAGAAATATCTTGGTTTTGTTTTAAACATTTATACATCTTTCTAGTATTTCTATCATAGTAAATATAATTAGGATTTTTTACACCCTCATCTTGTATATCACCACCATATCCATAAGCTCCTGCTAATCTTGCTAACATCATTCCCTCTAATGCTTTTCCTTCTTCTGTTCCAAGCTGTACTATACCAGCCTTTTCTCTTGTTGCTCCTTCTTTTATTGTAGATAAGCTATTATCCATTTCACCTATTTTTTTATCTATCAATTCTGAATTGTGATTAAATACTTCAATATCATAATAATCGCTTCCTTCTGGTTGTGCTAATCTTATATTTTCAGTGTACTTTGCCATTTTATTTATCTCCTTTCATCATAGATATTTTTATGTGTTTTAGTTTTTAAGTCATTATTTTTTAAATTTCCTACTTCATTCTGTTTATGATACTTACCTACCACTGCACTATCTTCATATAATCTAGTGTCATAAATTTGTTTGTGAGTTTTTAATTTTAAAGAATTATGCAATAAATAAGCTACCTGGTTATGTGTGTTATATCTAAACTCAATACTAAAATTCAAATGTGCAGGTTTTATAACTTCTATTACTGCCTTAAAGTTTTCAATATTTTTAGGTATTCCAACAATAGAGGTAAATAGTATTTTAAAAGCATAGTTTGAATTATCTTCTACAACCTCAATTTCTCCATTTGTAAAAGTCTTGGCAACTCTTGCTATCATCTCTTTTGTAGTAGTTCCATAACTTCTTAACTTAGAAATTAAATTCTCTCTTCTTTCTTCAATATTGCTTGTTTTATCTCCAACACTTAAACCAAATATTCTTTCCCAAATTGGTAAGGACCAGGTAGCAGTATAAATAAAAAATTGATTTAATACATCTTTTGAGATTAAATCAACTGTATCTAATTCTTTTTCTATTACTTTTTGTAATAAAGTTATTTCTAAAATACCTCTATAATACTTTGGCATATGCCTCATTAGTCTTTTAGCTTCCAACTATATCACCTCTTTTTGTAAAGTGATTGTTGTTAATTTTGGAATCTCCTCAGCTGCTAACTGTACATTTAAAGTTGCATTATTTATCTTTAAATCATCATAGTCATTTACACCAGGAATATTTAATAAGATATTTCCTAATTGGGCATAACTCACATAATCCTGTTTAAATCCTACTTTTCTAAAATGTTCTTTTACTTTTGTTTCAAACTCTGTCTTTACTTCATCAAATTTTATATTTTTAGAAATCTTAACAGTACCTGAAATTGATATAGCTTTACCTATTGCACTTTTTACTGTAACAGTAGCCCCTATTGGTCTAACTTCTTCTAAATAATCCCTTACTCTTTTTAGTAAAGTTTCATCAGCTTCATGAATATCACTGTTTACTACAACTACCTTTACAGTACCATTTCCATTCCATAATGGAAAAACTTTAACTCCTCCTACTCCTTCAACTTCAAAAGCCCATTTTTTATAATGATAAATATTACCAGATGTTACTGGCTCTCTAACCTTAAAATAATATCTTTCTCTTAATTCATCATCTGTCTCTCCATCATATCCATCAACAGTTTCAGAATTATTTATCACTTCATTTAATCCTGGAATAGTTACAGGAAAATTTGTAATAGTTCCTTTTGGAATATTATATATTTTTCCATACTTTTCACTTTCAATAGGTACTTCAACACTTCCAGCAGTAGATATTATTTTTTCTTGTGTAGTTAAATAAATATAGGTGTCACTTGCAACTTTGGTATTAACTTCTATTACTGTTCCTGGTACTCCTTTTATAATTACAGTACCTTTTGATTTAGTTGCTTTTCTTCTAAATACTCCTACCTCTTTACATATATTATCTAAATACTCACCTTCTGCTGTTTCTGCAAAAGAATTTAAAAATATATATTCTAAGGTTTTTCTTATCTCTTCTATTTCTATACTTACAGGTGCTAAGTTATCATAAAATAAGCTTCCTTCTGTCTTATCATACTCATCATTTACCTGGTTAAGCATATTTTTTAAAATTTCTTTCCATTCTTTTTTTATTATCATAGATACCCCTCCCATTCAAATGTTTTGAAGTCTTTTAACACTACTTCAAATTTTGTTTTCAAGGTATGTTTTTCTAACTTTATATCAATATTTCTAATTTCTATTATCTGTTTATTTTTCTTAATTGTTTCTGTTAATTCTCTCTCAAACTCACTATATAAAACAGGTGTAGGAAATCTTTGACTAAGTAACATAGCCTTATATTTCATCCCATATTGATTAGGTCCATTATATTTATAAATATTCCATTTATATTTTTCAGTTAAAAGAACCTTTTCAATCCACATTCTAACAGCTCTTTCATCATCTGTTTTTATTAATTGTCCATTACTTTTTAATAACTTCTTTTTTTGAAAGTCTATTAAAAATGTTTTACCATTACTATTTTTACCATTAGTTATGTCTTGTTTAGAGTAATCAACAAAATCTATTTTTGGTAATATTCCCATTCTAAACTCACCTCTGGTGCATAATTAAATACATCTACAATAAAAAATTTATCCTCTTCAAAATTAGGTATGACTAACACAAACATATCTTTTTTTAAATGGAATACAGTCTGTAATATAAATTTACCTTTATCTTTGTTATCTTTTTCGCTTGAACTATCAGCATAAGTACCACTATGTCCTGATAAACTTAAATTAGTATCTCCGTTACTATCACTACCTGCTCCATCTGTGTTTAAATCATTAATTTTGCAAGTAGTTGATTTATTACCTTGACTTTCAAATTCTTTCATAGTGCATTCAATAGCCAATCTATTAGTTATTGCATTGGATAAATAAATTTTATCACTATCAATAACACCATAACCATTTAAAAGCTCAATAGAGATGTCAGGGAGAGGCTTTAAAATCTTACCTAATACAGCACCTATTGGACTTGGATTTTCTCTTTCCTTGAACTTCTCTGCTACTGCTATATCCCAAGATTTTTTGTTTTCACTCACTCATTAAACACCTCCAATTTTAAATTTATTCTGTGGATTCCATTCTGTACACTGTGAGAACTTTCTTTTATTAGATACTCACCTTTTAAATTAAAAAGTGGTATGTCTATATCAATGACTCTACCACTCTTAACCTTATCATCACCTAAGACATCAATAGAAAAGTCTTCTGTAATTTTATTTAATTTTTTTAACTCATTTTTTGCAACAAGTTTAGCTTTTTTATGTTCCTTTTCATCTAGTGTTACCACTTCCTGTAACATACCATACTTTTTAATACTTTCATTATCTTGCTCTTTTCCTACTGTTCTAACTGCTTTTTTATTTTGTGTTATAACCAGGATTGAATTTTTCATATCAACTATTGACCTACTAAGTGAAACCTCTCCAATATTTTTTGCTACATCTATAAAAGTATTTTTGTGCATTTCATATTGTCCAGTAACTTTTATCTTTTTGAATGGTCCTACTTTTAGAGTACCTTTATCATACTCAATAAAAAATTTTTTAGAATTAAATTGTGAACATTGTTCTATGATGTCATAAATAACGCCTGAGATAGTCTTATCCTTGTAAATTTTATCTATCTTAGTATCTAATCCACTTACTTCAACTTTTATTCCAATTTCACTGCATAAGGACTTAATACAGTCATTCCCTACCATCTTTTTAAATTGTTTTATCACAGTTGATTTATTCAAATACCAAGCCATATCATAAGCAGTAAATGATGTAGTCTTTCCATTAGGACTTTCTGATACTATAATAGCTTGTACTAATGTTTCTCCTTTTTCATTGATTATTTGAACTGGATCACCCAAAGTAATATCATAGAGAAAAGATAAATTTTTATCAAACTTATTTACTGCAAGTTCAAAACTTACCTCAACTCCTAATGTGTCAATACTATCTCTCCATGTTAAATCTCTTATATAATTGGTTACATCTATTCCTTTTGCTATTGTCTTATACATTGTCATCACCATCATCAGGTAAAATATATTCTTTTATATCTAAGGTGTATGGAACATCTCCAGCCTTATCTCTAAAAGAATAAGTAAAATTATATCTACATAGCATATTTAAGACTACTCTGTACTTATCAACTATAATAATTCTTAAAGGTACTCTTGCATCTCTATACTTTTCAAAAAAATCAATATAATATTTAGGTTTTTTATAATTTAAAAAACTTACAAAACTATATAATTTACTAGGAAAAAAAGAAGAAAATGAAAAGTTTCTAAGTCCTTTACCACCAATTAAATTTAATTTTTTCCCATTAATAGTTGTAAATTCTTCATCTTCTGTTTCACAGTTTACTGGCTCTATATTTTGAACTACTGGAATATTTACCATTTCTTGTTGTACTCCATTATCTTCAACTATAAAAATTATATTCATTTTCTTATCTCCTATCCTACATATTATTTAAAGCTGCTAAAATCTTATTTGCAGTATATTCTCCATATTTTTCCATATGTTCTTTTTCACCTATAAAATTACCAGCAATATGAATATGTAATTCTATCTTTTTGTCTGAACTTTTCTTACTTTCAACCTCTTTTATAATTACTTGTTTTTCAGTATTATTCTTTTGAAGTGATTTACCTTCTTCATGACTTAGAATTTGAGTTCCAGCTGGTAAGATAGCAGTTTCATCTCTTCCACCTTCATTAATTCCTGTTACTCCACCTTTAAAGTATGCAGTACCTAAAGCATGTCTTGGATTTTTTATAGAAGTTGTTGCTATCCCTGTCTTATTTGCTCCACCAACTGTTTCAGTAGTCTTTTTAGTGTTTTCTGTAATATTTATAGTTTTATCATCAGCAGGTGTTTTATTCCAAAATTTTAACTTATCTATAAGTTTACCAAAAGCATTTTTAGCTGTTTCAATAGGATGTAATATAGCATCTAATGCTTTCATTAAGCTATCCCAAGCACTCATAAAAACACCAGTAATAAAATCTGTTACTTTATTAAAACCTTCTTTCAACTTATCTAATGCCTTTACAACTCCATCCCATATAGCTGTGAATATTCCACCTACAACACTACAAACACCTAGAATAACATCTTTTACATAATTAAATGCACTAACTAAACCTTCCCATAAATATATAGCAAAACCTTTAATAGTATCCCAATTTTGAGTAATTACATCTTTTAAAAATAAGAAAGCATTTATCATTGCTCCTATAGGGTTTCCAAACTTTATAATAAACTTTAAAACTTTACCTAGTGGATGTTCATCAAGTTTTTTCCATAATTCCATAGTTTTTCTTTTTACTAGATCCCAATTTTTACACAGTAACCATATCCCACCAACTAATATTGCTATTGCTCCTATAACCACTCCTATTGGATTTGCATTCATTGCAGCATTTAATAACCATTGTTTTACAGTTAAAGTTTCTGTTGCTGCTGCTTGTGCTGCATCCCAAGCCATTTTAACTTTTGTTATTGCAACCATAGCTTTTGTATAAACCCAAGCTCCAAACATTACTAATTTATATGCTGCTATTGCACCAACAAGAGTATAAACGATAGGACTTATTCTATCCCAATTATTTATTATGCCTTGTGCTATATCTATTGCAACAGTTCCAGCATTTGATAATATTTGCCAAGTTTCTTCTAATGCTGGTTTAACTTTTTCAAATATTTTTCCAAACATATCCTTAATTTGTGTTATATAAGGTTCTGCTCTTGTAACTAATTCTTGAATTTTATCAGCAATTCCTAAAATAAAATTTTGAATAGCTGGTATCTTAGTTTCAAACCATTCAGCAAACTTTCCAAGATATGGTAGTAGTTTTTTCCCTACCTCTTCTTTCATATCTCCCCAAGCATTTTTAGCAGCTACAATTTTACCTTCATCTGTTTCACGAAGAGCCTTATTTGTTCCACCAATAGATTCATTTAACTTTTTACTGATAAACTCCATTTTTTGCTCTTGTTTCATAGTTTTAAATAATTTTTCCTCAGCTGCTGTTAATGATACTCCATATTTTAAAAGACCTTTTGTTTTACCATTCATAGCCTTGCCGATAACATCAGCCATGGCAACTGCATCTTCTTGAGTTCCATTCAAACCTTTTTCTTTGGCTATCATATCGTTTAAGTTAGGCATTAATTTTTTAATTTGGTCACTTCTTAAACCATAAACAGCTAATTGATTTGCTCCAGCAAGTGCAACTTCATCTCCAACTATACCAACATTTTGTAATGCACTAGCTTCATCTTTTATTGCTTGTATTTGCTCTTTACTTGCATTGCTTGTCCGTTTCATCGTAGTTTCAAGTAGCTTTTCAATTCTTACCTGGTCTTTAGCTGCATCAATGGATTGTTTAGCAAATAAAACTGCACCAGCAGTCAATGCACCAAAACCAATAGCTCCCCACTTAGCAACTGTTTTCATACCTGCTTTTACTTTATTTCCAAAAGCTTTTATTTTGTTTCCAGCTTTTTCAAGCTGTCTATCCATCGCCTTAACACTCTTAGTTGCTTTCTGTAATGGTGTTGTAAACTGGTCTTTTAAACTTAGTAATACACCAATAGTTTTTGCCATTTAAACCTCCTTTCTTAAAAGATAAAAAGGTACTTAGCTTTTTATACTAAGTACCTGATTTATTCATTCTTTCAATTTCAAGCTCCATTGTTGCTATCATAAATAACTTTTCTTCATATGATAAATTTAACAGGTATTTTATAGAAAAGCCTTTTAAAATATAAAAAGAGAGGAATGCCATATCGGTATCCTCTAATATTAGTTTTTTATATCTTCAATCTCTTCTTCTAAGACTTTACTAGCTTTATCATCTTCTTCACCTAATCCATAAAGGTTTAGAATAAAGTTAGATAGCTTGTTTATTTCCCCTAAATTTTCATCAAATATAGGTATTACAATTTCATAAGGTTGTGCTACTTCATAAGTCTTTTGCAATTCTTTATCATGTAAAATAGGACAATGTTTATAGATTAATTTACAGTTAGCATTGTAAGCTGCTTCTGTTGTTTTTTCTTGTGTACTATCCATAATTTTTATTACATCTCTTGCTTTATGTTTTACAACTTCTATTGTTCCACCTAACACTTCTGAATTAAATAGCACCACTTTCATTTTATCATTTTCAGATTGTTGTTTTTTTGCAATTAATATTTCTAATGTTATATTTTTAGCCATTTTTATATCCTCCTTATATCATATCTATATATCTAAAATGTGAAAAACTAAAAGGAACTTCTTCCTCTCTTAATGCTTTATTTTCAAATTTTAATGCCATTAATTCACTAATTGTAACACCTGTTAATTCAACTCTTTCTGCCCCATAAGCTGTTGGGTCATCTAGTTTTGCAACTATTTTAAAATCTGGCATATTACCATTTCTTATACCATCAGCCAGTAACTTTCCAATAGTAGAGTCTATCTTATGTAATGTCATAGTTCCCTCACCAGTAAAGCCCATATATCTTTTTGACTTTCCTAGTTCTCCCATAATATCCACATCTTCATACTCTAATGTAACCTTAGCTTCAAAAGATTTTACAGAACCTAATTCTTCTCCATCTAGCCATACAGCACCAAATGAACCTCTTAAAATTTTATTTTTATCCATTTTATTAGCCATCTACCTGTCCTCCTTTTAGAACATATTAATTGTAAACTTAAAGTCCTCAACAGCATTTAATATCTTAATTTTAGCTTTCATAAATACTTTTTTCTTAAATGCAGTCTTTTTAACTTTTTCATCATCCCATTCTTCCACTTCTTTTTTACCAACACCTAACCAAGCTAATCTCTGAGCCTCAACATCAACTTCTGAATAGTTATCATATTCTTTATCCAAAATATCCTCTTTCTCTAATTCTTTGAAATAAGCATTAATTGCAGTAAAGAATAAAACTTGATTATCATATTTGTTTTTATACTTACCTATCCATTTTTTGAATGTTGAGTAAATATCATCTCTCATTAAGTCCATAGACTCAATTATGATAATATCTTTCATATCTTCAGTTTCATCTTGTGTAATTTCTTCCAAAGATGTACATGCTCTTGCAACTCTTATATCTCCTTCATCTTTATACAAACAGAAACCACCTTTATCAATAGCATCATCTATTTCATCAAATATAGAAACTTCCTTTAAATTCCCACATAAAAAGCTAGTAGCAGATCTAGTCATTGGCAACCCTGCTAACATTCCTAAGATTGTTGGTACATATTGCCAACCTTCAACTTCTCCTCTATTATCTACAAATGTAACCTTGTCATTCATTAAGTTTACTATGCCTTTGTTATCTGGCTTAGTAGCCTTAAATACAACAGCTTTATAAGTTTTACCTGCTTTTCTTACTGACTTTATCCAAGAAACAAGAGTTGCAGTATCTCCATCTTTCCCATCATAAGCTAACCCTAGCCAGTTAATTCTTTCTTGTGCAACTTTTTTTAATGTGTCAAATAATGTTCCATCTTTAACATTGAATACAACCACCTTATTTGGAGTGTATTCAAAGCTATCTTTAATCAATGGTAATACTTCAGCAGAATAATCATCACTTTTTATATCAGTAATATCTTTGTATACCTTTCTATCCCATTGTTTAGTAGACTCTTTTACTATTAATCCAACTATACCTAATTGACTTCTTTTAACAGCTGTAACTGCTAATTGCTTAAAAATAATTTCTATTTTAGGTAATCCCATATATTAACCTCCTATTTCTTATCAAAACGATACTCTAATTCTTCCATCATTTCGCCATCTATATCATTTTCTATCTCTTCCATACTTAAACTATCAAAACTTGCTATTAATATTCCATCTTCAGTTTCTTCAAACTCTATTTCATCAACAGGAATGGCAAAAGTTTCATTTACCCATAATGTACCTAAGAAAGCATTTTCAATTTCATCAGATATTTTTAATCTTTCTTCTTTTCCTTTACCAGGTAAAGTAGTAAAAAAATAAATTCTAATTGTAAAGTTTCTTTCCTTAAAAGTAGTCATAAAAGCACTTGTTTTAAGACCATCTAATTCAGTCCTGAAACTAGGTCTATTGAATTTTTCAGATAAATCTTTACTATCAATTTCTATTTTAGGAAACGTTTCTTTCAATTTTGTATTAACTGCTTTTAGTATCTGACTTAGTTTAATCATTAGAAACCTCCATTTTTAATAACTTCATCAATAAAGCCATCTGCTGCTTTTAAAAATTCATCTTGAAACTCTCTCTGTGAATCTTCTAAAATATGCTCTCCTTTTTTAAAACCATGTTCTTTACCAGTTTTATCTTTTATGATATGCCCATTCTCTATTAAATGTGCATGAGGCATTGAGTTATAAACTCTAACTGTATCTTCTTCACCTTTATATTTATAAACTTTACCTCTTTTAAAACCTTTCAAATAGTTACCAGTTTTAACTTTTATTTTAGATTTTGCTTTCTTTTTAGCCTTAGCTTTTAACTTATTTCCTTGTTTTTGTAAGAATTTTTTAGCTTCTTTTGGGTATTTTTTAGCAAGTCTTAACACTTCTTTTTCAAGATCTTCTAAATCATTTGTTGAAAAAACTCCCATTTTTACTCCTCTTTTCTTACACAAAAAACTTCTATGAACTGATTATCTTTAAAATCTCTGTTGAAATAAATAACCTCATACTTCAAGCCCTCATAAATAAAAAACCAGTTCTTTTTTATTCTAGGAACTGATTTTACTCTAAATATAAATTTGAATTGATGTTGATTTTCTTCTGTTCCAGCTTCTCCATTTTTTTCACTTGAATTAAGAGGAATTATTTCACAGTATGCCTTTTTAAATAACTCTGGCTTTTTATCATTTTCTCCAAGTTTATTAGTTGTGTCTATCATAGTATAAACATCAATAAGGTGTCTTAATCTCTTAGTTATATCATTCAAAGTTATCACCTACTTGTAATTGAGTTAATAAACTTCTAGCTGTATAGCTAAGGTCTTTACTTTCCTTTTGCTCTCTGTTATCATACCAATCTTGAATAAGTACACAAGCTAGAATTTTAGACCTTTTAATAAACTTTTCTTTTGTTGCTTTTTTATTAAAGTCATTTATTGCATCTCTAAGATAATCTATTGCTGCAATCATTAAAGATTGCAGCAATGTATCATCTTCGTTGTAATCAATTCTTAGATAGTTTTTAGCTTCTTCCAAAGTTAAAATATCTGCCATATCAATCACCTATTATTTTGTATCTAATTCAAGACAAACCATAGCATCAGAATCCACTTTTTTTATATCAAATCTTTCTATTGCTCTGATATAAGTGGCATTCTTAGTAAATCCTGCTTCTGTTGATACTGCAAGTTCTAATCCTACTCTATCAAAGAATGTTACAAATTCAGTCATATCTCCTACATATATTGGTGCTTTTGTTGTATTCATAGGTAATATAGTATCAGAAAGAACTAATATTTTTCTACCTTTAAACATTTTTTGAGTTGTATTTTGTAAATTTACTTCAAGCAATGGTCTATTTTGTTTATCTATTAAGTTATCCAAATAGTTAAAACATGTTTGGTTTGTTATGATAATAGCATTTTGAGATATAGCAGGGTCTAAATCAACATTTAAAGCTGTATTTATTCCTGTATAACTTGCTATTGCCTTAGCAGATAAAGTTTTCAACAATGCTAAAATCTTTTTATTTTCTGTATTAATTGCTTTTTTGATAAATCTTTTTCCAACATAATTAGTTAAATTAGCTTTTTCATCAGCTAATAAAGTATTTGATATTGGGATAATATCTCCATAATCAGCAACATTATATCCTACTTGTGCAAAATCAACATCTGATTTATTGATTTCATTCAATTCTTCAAATGCTATTAATTCCCCTGTGCTTCCTGTTTCAATAGGCATACTTCCCTTTAATGATGTAACAGGTAACACATTACAATAATCTTTTAATGCTATTCTGTTTCTTCTTAACTCTTTAATTTGGTTAAATTGTTCAGTTGGTACTAAGTAACCACCTTTCCCATCTGTTGCTTCTACTTGTCCTGGTGTTCCAGCATCATTTAAGAATTTCTTTTCTTCTTCTGTTATAGATTTTCCTAATAGAACTCTATTATAAATTCTATTAACATCCATTTCTTCATTTGTTCCTAATGGTGCTTTGTTACCTTTATTCATAACTGTTAAAGCCTCCTCTGTTTCTGCCTCTTTTATTCTATTTTCTAAATCTTTTAAACTATTTAACTTAGCATGTGCTTCTTCAATCTTTCCACTATCCTTTAATGCTGTAATTTCATTTCTAAGTGTTTCCAATTCCTTTTTTAATTCTACTGATTTTTTCATAATTAAATACCTCCTGTTAATAACTCTATTTCAATTTCTTTTTTCATATTTTCCAATTTAATTCTTTCTTTTTCCTCTAATTCTGCTTTTTTATCATTAATTTTATTTAAAATATTTCTAGGAATATTTTTAAATTTTTGATTTGTAGATACATAATTCACAAAATTAGCCTTTTCATCAACCTTTACATCAAAATATTTAGCCGCTTCCTGACCATTAAACCAACTTTCTTCTTTCATTAGATTTAATATTTGTTCTTTGGTAACTCCTTCAACTGCTTTTTCTTCATAAGTATTAGCAATTCCATCTTCTAATTTTTCTAATACTTCTATTTGTTTTAAAAAATCATCAGCATTACCAAATATTCCACAACTTACTCTGTGTATCATTAAATAGGCATTAGTTGGAATAATAATCTCATCACAACCAAAAGCAATTATTGATGCTGCACTTGCAGCTAAACCATCAATATAAGCTACTGTTTTTCCTTTGTGATTTTTTAACATATTACAAATAGCAACACCAGCAAACATATCTCCGCCATAGCTATTTATATGAACATGAACCTCTTTGTTTTCTCCTTCTTTCAAGGCATCTTTTATATCTAATGGATATATATTTGTGTCATTTATGCCAAATAATTCTAAAAAGCCATCATTTTCTACATCACTTTCTATATCTCCGTTGATATAAATTTCAGTAACTTCTGCTTGATTTTTTATTTCTAACCATTTATTTTTACTCACTTTTTGCACCTCCTTTTTCATAAGCTATTCCTAATTTTTCTAATGGCACATAACTTCCATTCATTACAATTACATCACCTCCATCTATTGCAGTAAGTCCTGCCATTTTTCTAGCCTCATTTATTGTGTATATTCCACTTTGAACATACTTGGTTAAACATTCAGCTTGTGTTTTTAGATCCCCTTTTAAAATACTTGCTACATTAAATTCAAAATGTAACCCTTTTAGTCTTTCACTTTCTGTAAGAAGTTTTAAATTAAACTCCTCTTCATAAAGTGTCAGAATATATAAAAGAGTATCAATATAAAAAGTCAAGTTTTGCATTTCTGAGTTTGCATAGCTTGACTTATCATAATCATTCAAATGATTTGGCTTTACTCCAAAAGCAGCTGCTATTTGTAAAGCTGTATATTTTTTTAATTCAAAAAACTGGCTATCAGTTAGTTTTAAATCTAATGGAACTATATCCATTCCAGGTGGCAATGGTAATATTCCTGTCGGATTGCTTTCACTGCTAATAAATTCTTCTATCTTTTCTAACATTTTCTTTTGTAATTCTTTGTTTAAATCACCAGTATACCTCAAAATTGCCTTTGAAGTTAAACCTCTATCATATAAATTATTTAAGTATTTTTGACTTGCTTTTACTCCATTTAATGTTGTAGCCAATGTTTCTCTTACTGACATACCTACAATACCATCTTTGCTTAAACCGCCTTTTAAATGTAGTATCTCATCTTTTTGAAATAGATAAATTTTCCCATCTTTGTTATATTCATAATATAAATCTTCTTTACCACTGAATATTTTTGCATTGTCTATCCATATTCTAACTTTTTGAGGGTGTAAAGGATAAATACCTACTAAATACCCTCTATTATCATAACTTAGATAAGCATAAGCATTGCCATGATGGTTTCTCCACATCTCCATCAATGTCATCATAGGTGTTGAAGTCATAAATGGATTTGGTGAAAATTTCAATTTTTGTAATGCCTCATGATTTAATATTTTGTTATTATCATTATCCTTCAAGTGTAAAGATAGTTTTCCAACACTTTCAGATAATACTTTTAAGCAAGTGAAATATGTTACTTCTGATAAATCTGAACTTACATTTATTCCAAAAAATTCACCAAAATTCATAGAATTAATTGCTGTTTTCTGCTTTTTTTCCTCTCCTTTATTAAAAAATTTTCTAAATATATTCACTCTTTCACCTCCTTTTATTGATTAAATCAAGCCATTCTTCAACAGCTTCATCATTATTTACTGTTTCTTTTTTATTTATTAGCATAATCTTCCAGGCATCTATTATTGCATCAACAGGATCTATTCTATTTTTTTGAGATTGTTTATCAATTTTTATCTCTCCAAAACTATTTGAAACAGTTGTAGCATTAGCAATGGACCATTTTAACAAACTATTTCTCTTATCATATAAAACTTGAACTGCTTTAACTGATAGAGCAAAATCCACTGTTGCATCATTTAAACTTTTAGCAGATTGTTTAACTTCTGTTAAATCACAGTCTAAAAAATCTAAATCACTTAGAAAACTGCCAGCATTATGTGCATCATATCCACACTCTAAAATTTTAATATTATATCTTTCAATTACTTCTTTTAAGTGAGTAACAATAAACTTATAATCAGTCTTTATTCCAAATGCTCCAGTAGTCAATGTTAAAAGTCCCTCTCTTACCCATATTCTATATGGAACATCATCAGTTTTTTCATGTTCTGCAAGTCTTAACTCAGGCATAAATGAATGACTATAAATATATATCTGATTATTTTCTAATGGAAATACTAAGGCTATACTTGTTAAATCTCCACCCTTAGATAAGTCAAAACCTAAATAAGCCTCTTTCCCTTTCATATCTTCAAGTGTCAAATTGCTTTCACATTCTTTGAATTTACTTAAATCTATATATTGTCCATCTTTTGCAGTTACCCACATATTTAATTGTTTTGTTAAGAAGTTAGTTAATTCATCTCCACCCTTCTCTTTTGCATCTATTGCTTTTTGACTGTATAAAGCTATCTTCTTTTTATTTGGTGTAATACCATCTTCTTCAAATAAAAAATAAGGATTAGATTTAAGCCAATTTTTCCAGTCCCATATATCATCATCCTTATCCATTTCACATATAAAAATAAAGAGAGTTTCTTTTTCAACAACTCCCTCTAATATCTTTTCACAAAATTTATAGTGTTCATAACAGAACCCATTTAAGTTAAATCCTGCTGTTGTAATAGCCAATGTTAAAGCATTATCAACATCAGCTTGACCATCTAGCAACAATTTATACATCTGATTATTTGGGTGTGCATGTAACTCATCACATATGGCCAGAATATTTCCAAAACCATCCATTGATTTTGTATCTCTACCTATTGACCTTATAACAGTTCCAGTTGCTAAACTTTTTATAGTTCTATCATGTTCTTTTATTTTATAAAGTTCACTTAAATCATTGTCAGACTCTATAAAGTTTCTTATTTCATCCCATACTATGTTAGCTTGGTCTTGCTTTGTTGCAGCACAGAATATCCTATCTTTATTTCCTAACAATGTACTAAACATTGTGGATTCTGCTCCTGATAAGAAACTTTTTCCATTTCTTCTGCCTACTTGCAAATAAGCCTCTCTAAATCTTCTTTCTTTTGTTCTCTTTTTCTTCCATCCATGTAATGAACCTATTATAAATTCTTGAAAGCCTCTTGTTTTTAAATTAGTTCCATCTTTTAATGTTAAGGTATTTGCAAAATTTATAGCAAATTCCGCCTCTTCAACATCAAATTTATACTCTAATTTCTTATTTTTTAAATCATTTAAATGTCTTTTACATGCTAAATACTCCTTTCTGCCTGCTATTTTTTTACCACTTACAACTAATTTTGCATAGGCTGTTGTCCTATCTTTTATCATACTAGCCTTGCTTTCTTGTTTTTAACAAAGTTATAAATTTATTTTCAGCAGGTTCTTCTCTAATTGGTACAACTAATTTTAATCTATCTGTAGTTGCAAGTCCTAATTTTGTTGAGCATTGCATTATTTGTTTTACATATTTTTCCTGAACATTTATTAGAGGGTTTATAATTTCAATTTCTCCATTGGCAGTTTCTTTATAGCAAACAGGACCTTCTTTTTGTAACTTCTTACTAACATTTACATAACTATCATAAGAGTTACAGTAGATGGCTAATATTCCTAAATCTAAGTTATCTAAAATATTTACTTTTCCTGCTTCAAAAACAATTCTTTCAAATTCTTCTTTTGCACCTTTAGACAACCAACCAGGAGCAATTAAATTATCTCTATCTATTTTTAATTTTTTCTATTGTTCTTGTCTAGCTTTTATTTTTTCTTTTCCTATTTTTCCTAAACTTATATCAATAATTTTTCTACTTCTTCCTGCCATATTTTTTCACCTCCATAAACTGAAATTTCATTTCTGGCATTTTCTCCAGAAAAAAGAGGGGAAGCGGTATCAAAGCCAAAGACCAAAAACTTTTTTTGACTCCCCCCTACTTGTAATAATTTTTAATTATATTAAATAAAACTTCTTTCATTTTATTTTTACTTTCTAAATTTTTATTATACTCTGAATGGATATAGCTATGTGTTTTATCACTTATCCATATTAGGTTATTAATATCTAAGGCTTTATCTCTTGCCTCTTCTAACTCATCTATATGATGTGAGAGAGTTCCTTTAACTATGTTATTATTTATAACCAGTTCATATAAATCTAAACCATTGGCTTTTAACTTACATAATGCAGTCATACTCTTCCAAGCCTTACTATGATAAAACTCTGCATTGTCTTTATTCCTGTACTCTCTATCATATACCTTATGTCTTTCCTTTGTACAACTGCATACTTCATTTATTCCTATTTTCTTTCCACACTTACCACATATCTTCATTAACATAATTAACCTCTTGAAATAAAAAAAGAGAACCTTTTAGATTCTCTTGATTAATTTTATTAAATTTCTCCTTTTTTGTTATCTAAGGATAAATCAAACCTATAATTTATCTTTATATTAGTGTTATTTGTTTTATTATATTCTTTTAATACTTCTTTCAATTTCTTTTTTAGTTCATCAGCTTCTTTTTTAAATTCCTCTTTTAAATCACTTTTAGTAACACTTTTTAGATTTTTTTCATAAAAAGTATCAATAAGATCACTTTTTTTATACTTTCTTTCTGCTAATACATTTGAAAAAGTATTATTTCTAAAATTGTTATTTTCATCATTTAATATATCATAGTTAAATATGATTTTATGATAATTTAATTCCTGATTTTGCATTTCTAGTAATGCATCTGTAAGACTGAATTTCATATTTCTATCCCCCTTTTATAATTTTGTTATTTTTATTATATACCTTTTTTCATAAAATAAAAAAGACTTTTTAATGAGAAGTCAATAACTCATCTCTTCTTGGGGGAGAGAAACAAAAAATTTAAACTTTCATTTAAACTTTTTATATATTAACATTATATAATATATAAAAGTTCATTACAAGGGCAAAAAAGGTGCAAATTAGGTGCATTTTTAAAAAATATTTTTTATTAAATCTTTTAAAATTTCACTATCAAATATTGATAAACTCATAGTTTCAACTAACTTATTTCTATTTCTTTTAATTGTTGAAGTATCTACATTAAATTTTTCTGCAACATCTTCCATTCTTAATTTTTCAAAATAGATTAGAGGTATTATCTCTTTATACTTTTCTTCTTCTATTGAGGATAACCCATAATCTATTAAATTAATTCCATATTCAAAAAATTCTATTTCTTTTAATCTTTCTTCTTTTATTATTTCTTTCCTTTCCATTTCACTTAAATTATTATTATTATTAACTGCTTTTATTTCTCCAATAGAGTATTTTTTTTTAATTTCAATATTATCTAAATTGTTTGTTAAATATTCTATTCTGTTTTTATAATATCTATAACTTTTTAATAATTTTATAGTTTTTTGATATGGTGTTAGTACTTTCTTTTCTGTATCATCTTTTCCTTTTAATATTCCTAATTGCTTTTTAACCTCATTTTGTATTGCTTTTTTCATATCTTCTGTTATCATTTCTCACTTATCTCCTTATCTACAACAGAATATTTTTTAAAATTTAGGATCCTTTCATCACATACTTTAGAATATCCATCAATCAGTTTTATTCTGTTTTCAATTTCTTCTATATCCTTTTCAAATTTAATTTTTAAATTTATGAATTTATCTACAGTTTGTTTTTGAACTTCTAAACTTGGGATAATTATTAAAATATTTTCAAAATCTAACTTAGATAATCTTTTAACTTTTTCTCCAGTTGATTTTTTATAAATATAATCTCTAATTGTGTCTTTATAATTTAAGTAAAATGAGATATATCTTAAATCTATACTATCTTTGAAAGCATCTTTTAAACTTAATATTGCAACATTACCATTTATCGCAGCAGGAATATAATTTTGATATAAAATACATCTTCCGATATCCTTAGTATCAAAATCTTCTAAATTTACTAATATTTGCCCTTTTTCTACTTTTGTAGCTTTTTCATAGCTTTCGTCATCTATTCTATTTATTATTTCTTGTGCAAAACAGTCATACTTTCTTGAAATATCTCCATAAAATATTGCATTCTTTCCATCTGATGTTATATTTTTCTTTGTAAAAATATCTTTTTTGCTCATATACTTTATATCAAAAATATCAAATATCCTTACCTCTGCGTAGCCTCGAATAGAGATAATAATTTCAATTGTTTCTCTGATACACTCATTGAACTCATGTATTTTCTCTGACACCTTAATTTCCTTTCAAATTCTTTACATATTGATTTTAATTTTTTAATATTTCCTGATACATCTATATTTGCTCCACATTCTTGAACTAAGAATAAATCTAATTCAAGATTCTTTTTAACTCCACTTATCCATAGTTCAGAAGCTTTAGTATTTAAAGCATTAATATCAACTGCTTCTACTTCTCTTTCTTCTTGTAATTGTTGCCAATAACAATCATCTTCTAAAATCCATTCATCTTCTAAAATTTGTTTATCTAATTTACAGTCATAGATTTCCCTATAAACTTTGTTATCATTTTTTTCTTTATCAATAACAATAAATATAACTGATATTCCTGTATCTGTAAAAGCATTATCAATCCTATTTAATTCAGCTAAGTTATTTCCTATAAGTTTTCTGAATGTTTCTTCAGTTCTCCTATAACCTACACCAGGAAATAAAATATAGAAGCTAAATCTTTTAGCATATTTTAAAGACTTTAGAACAAATATATCATCTACACAGCCTGATTTTTTCCACTCAAATTCTGATTGAATATTCTTTTGTTCCAGTTCTGATAAATCTTTGAATTTTATTGAGAAAGGTGGATTCATAATAACACAATCTACAATTAGATTTTCTTTTTCATATTCAAAAAAACTTTTTACTTCAAGTTCTGTATTTTTAAAATTTTCTTTTGCAGAATTAATAGAGTTTTCTTGAACATCTACACCATATAATATAGCTGGATTTACAAATTGCTCCAATTGCCCACTTCCAACCGCTCCATCAAAAACAGTTGGATTTTCTAAGTTGACATATTGTTTAACCTTCTTAGCTACATACTTTCTTAATTCTATTCCTGTTATATATTCAGCTAATTTTTTACTTATATCTCTATTATTATGTTCTTTAAAACTCATTATTCCTCTTTCAGTTCTTCAACTTCTACTATTACACCTTTAAAAGCTTTCTGTAATGTCATTATGTTACATTTTACATATTTATAACTATCATTTTTAATGACTCCACACTTCACCAAAGCATCCTCTATTAATTTAAAAATATATCCATGATTAGAAACATCTAAACCACTATTAAAAGCCATTTTAATTGAAACTGGATTTTTAAAAGGTTTATTCATTCCTATAATACTTCTTACCAGTAATCTTATATTATTTTTATCTTTTCTTCTTACTGTCCAATGAACTCCTGCATATATTTTATTTAAACTCCAATTTTTACCATCTATTTCTAATGGTATTTTAAATATTTTTTTCATAACAAACTCCTCTATTATTTCTTATATTTTCCATTTCTATAAGCATTTAATTTTTCTATATGTTTATTAAAATCAGTATCTGATACTTTACCTAATAAAAGTAAATTCACAGTTGCAGTTAATAAGTCTAATGCTTCTGAAATAAAGTTATCTCTGTCTTTTATATACCTAAAATCATCATTTTTTATCTCTACTTCATTTAATAATTCTTGGTACTCCTCTTTCACTTTATTAAGTTGAGCTATTGGACTTGCATAAGCTAATGCTTTATAATTTTTAAGTTTATTTAAATTAATCTTTTCTTTATCCTTACCATGTTCCCAGATATGAGTTTCTAAAATTGTACTGACCCCATAAAAACTTTTTAAACCATTTATAAAATCCTGAACAACTTCCTCTTGCTGCTCATCATTTAAAACATTAACAGCTTTATAATACATATTTCTAGTTTCTTCTGCACCATTTAACATATATTTTATTTCTATATCATATCTAATCATTTGTTTTCTCCTCTACTGAAAATATATCACTATAAAAACTTTTACCTACTTCATATTTATTAAGGTCAATATATCCATTTTCAGCAAAGTTGAATATTAATTCATCTCTAAAATTAATTCCCCATTTTTTAGTTATAATTTCTTCACTATTTTTTACTATAATTAATGGATAATTGCAGTAATGATTTACATCATTATATTTATAACATTTTTTATGGATATTCTTTTTATATATATCCCACAATTCATCTTTTGATAATCTTTTCATTGATTCTACTCATCTCCTCATCATCTTCTCCAAAAAGCTCATTATATCTACTTTTAGCAGATGATAATTTTCTTTTATAGAAATCTATCATATTTTTATCATCTGTTTTTTCATATTCTTCTACATAACTTTCCCAATGTTTTATTTCATCTTTTAGAGATTTTTCAAATTGTTCAATAGTGTCATATTCCTCAGTATTATTTTCATCTCCTACTACCTCTCCTCCAACACTATAAGTTGTAAAATTATTTTCTTCTATGCAATCTCTGCAATATATCTGATTATCTCCTGCTATAATAAATTCTTCCTCTTTTTCAATTTCTTTTTCACAATGTGAACAATATATCTTTGCCATTAATCCCACTCCTTTTATTTATTTTTTCCATTTCTTTTCTTTTTCTTCGGTAAACATCTTACTAATTTCCATATTGCATTGTGTTTATATTTATAACTAAATCCTTTTTCATGATGTATATTACATTTACTTTTTGCTATAATTAAAACTCCTTCCTCTAACCTATGATAAAGTTTAAATTTTTGATGAAAGTAATTATAATTTCCTTGATAATCAGTTACTTTGGTTTCAGAATAAGTTAAAGCTCTTTTTAATATCTTATTTGCTAGCCTTTTTAACTTTATTTTTTTATTAATCATCTGCCTCAAACCTCTTTTATTTTTTATTTTCTATAACATCTTTCAATTTTTTAATTTCCCTATCTTTATCCTCCAAAAGTGAGTTTTGTTTTAAATTTACAAAATTTAAACTTTGGATTCTATTATTTACATTTCCCAAGCTTTTTCCCATATTCTTAAAGCTAATTATATTTATATTTGGTACTCCATTCATTGCATCATGATAACCAATATAAGATTTTGTTACTTGGTAATTATTTCTGCTATAAGCCTTATAAATTTTAGGAAATTCAAAAGTTAAAAACTTTTCTAATTCATCAGCAGACATTGAGCATACTTTTTGCCAACCATCTAAAGCATCTATAACTGCATGTATGCCTTTATCTTCAAATTCTACTGAACTATAATAACCATATCTAACAATAGCATTTTTCATAATTTGTCTTGCTAAAACAATTCTGTCCTCTAATTCACTTTCAGTTGTATTTGTTGCATATTGCCTTATTTCAGCAACTTGTGGAAAGTTTTTATAAACTCTATTTTTTACCATAGAAATAAAAGCACTTCCTAGTTGCTCTTTGGATAAATCATTTAATGCTAAATAATAAATATTAATTTTTTCTTTTGTCATTTCAGTAGTTGGAAAATAATCTAAAAATGGTTTAAATGCTGCATTAAATTCTTGATTAGTCATTTATTCCGTACCTCTCTTTCATTTGTTCAATAAAATCATCATCAACTTTAAATTGACTTGTGTCTTTTGGCTCTACTTGTTTTCCATAGTTATTATTAGCCTTAGATTGTTTATATTTTGCTATCCATTCAGGCTCTAAACCTTGCCATTCTTTTTCCATAGCAATGTTAATAGCTTCATCTAAGCTAAACCAGTCAGGAAAATCTTTTAAAATCTTTTTCATAGGAACTATGGTTTTAAGTGGTTTTTTGATATTCTTACGATATTCAACATACTTAAATAAGAGTTCTTTATATTCATTATCTCTATCAAGATTATTTATAAACTCCTGGATCTCATTTTGTTTTTTTTCTTTTTTATATTTTTCTTTATTATTTTTATTTATATCTTTTTGTATATTAGTATCTTTATATGTCGGATTTTTTTCCGAGTTATTTTCGGATTTTTTTCCGAATTTGCTCGGATTTTTTTCCGAGTTACTATTAAAATTCGGATTTTTTTCCGAGTTATTTTCTATAAAATTCCAACTTTTACCTTTTTCTGTTAATCTTATTAAGTCCATTCCCTTATGTTTTATATATTCAATAATTCCTTTTTCTGCCAATACTTTTAAATTTCTATATACAGTATCAGCTTTTTCAAAAAACATTGGTAATTCTTTTAAGATTAAGTTTCTTGATACAAAATAATAAATCTTATCATCAATTATTTCTTCATTAGCCCAAGCATTAGCTTCGTATAATAATGCTACTAATATTCCTTGTGTTGCATTTATTCCCCATTCCATACATTTTTGATTATTTAATGTTGTTGAAAACCTCATCTTTTACCTCCTGTACTTTTATTGTTTCAATTAGCAATTACTATAAGATAGTAACTGTTGATTCAAATAATAAATTAGTTGGAAGTAGTAGGAAAAATATTAATATTTCTTTTATCATAAATATTTTTTAATTAGGAAATTTAGTAGGAAATATTAATGTAAAATAATGCATTAATTCTTTTAGAATATGTAAAATTTTTCTTTGTTTTTTATTGATATATATAGAAAAATTATTAGAATTTTTTTAGAATATTATTTTACATTGAAATATTTTAAAATATTTTTAGTATTAAAATATCATTTAATATCAATATAAAACTAAAATATAAAATATTTCAAAATATTCTATGCATCCTTTACTAAAAAAATATAAATATATAGGTTATGAGGAAGCTTAAAACTAAGCTTCCTTAAATTTATTAATAAAATATATTTGCCCTTTACCAGTAACTTTTGGAGTTTTATTTATAGTTGTGTGTCCATCTGCATGTGTTACTGCTGTTTCTTTTATTTCAAATAATTCTAACTCCATTGATTTTTGAGTTGGCATATTATAGTCAGTTCCTAATCTTTTTATTAAAAATCCATTATCTCTTAACCATGTAAATAATCTTTTCTGACCTATATCAACTCCATTTTGTTTTATTATTTTTGCTAAATCTCCAACTAATATTGAAGTTTTAGAAGTTGCAACTGAATCAGCAAATAATACCTTTGGTTTATCTTCTTTTACCTTATTTTCTAGTAATTCAATCTTTTTTGTATAATCTTCTATCATATGTGATTGAATTTGATTAGCCCTTGCTAATATCATTTCTGGACTATTCCAAGCCTCTTCACATTTAATAAAATATATTCTTGCTTGTTTTCCTTTTTCTGTGTTAGATACCATTGCAATTTCCTTAGCCATATTCAATGTCATTAAGTGGTCTGTGCTTTTTCTTATTCCACCAAAAGCTGTATCGTCTTCGTCATTTTTGACGATTACGGTAAAATCTTTATTTTCAATAAAATTATATTTCTCTATAATTCTACTAAACCATTTCATATATTCTGTTCCTACTTCTAAAAACTTGTGAAGTTCTCTACCACTTACTAATTGTTGATTATTTCTAACTTCTATTTTTATTAATTCATTCATATTTTTTTACTCCTTTACTGTTTCACCAATTCTTTCAAATGGATCATAATTACCAAGATTATATTCTTCATCAATAGTGTTTCCTATTTTTCCATATTCAAAATACTTATGTTGAGTTAGTTCTATTACATCTATAATGGCTCTTTCAAGTTGTACAAATACTTTCTTTTCTCCTGTATAATTTTCTTCAACCTCATTCATAAGATTAAATATTTTCTTCTTATGTTCTGTGATACCATCTTTTAAAATTCCTTGTTCTGTTGCTAATTCAATAAAAGTCAATAATAAATTTTTATTTTGTTTTTCCATTTAATTCCTCCTTGAATTTATTTAAAATTTAATGTATAATTCAAGTATCAAAAAAGTTGAATACTTGAATCTTTTAACTTAAACATCTGTAATACTTTGGTCGGTAGTAGCAGATGTTTTTTCTTTTTTATAGCTTTTTCCAGATAAAAAGTTTAACCAGTGAGGTTTTAATATTAAATATTTTCCTCTTTCTTTTTCTTCATTCTTTTTCACATAAATACAACCTGGAACTTCATTAGCTTGAATTAAGCTATAAACATCATCTTTATTTAATTCTCCATTTGATAAAGCAACAGCCTCTTCTACACTGATTTTATAATCTCCCATTTAATCACCTTTTTCTAAAAGTTCTAATACAAATTTGCAAGTATCAACTACACCTTGATAATATCTAACCATTGCATAAGCATGTCCTTCAGCAACTGGTCTATTTTCTTTTCCTATATGGATAGTTAAGACATAGCCATAAAATCTTAAATACCCATTTAATTTTATGTTTAATTACATCTCTCATATTTACTTTTGCAAATTTTTTATTTTCTTTTATTTCCATTTCTAGCCTCCATTTCTATGTACTTTTGGATAACTTCAACAGCATCTATTAGCTTTATATCTTCAGGAAAAACTATAACATTTACCCATTTTTGAAATACTTTACAGTGCATTTTCTCCCTCCATTTCCTTTCTATCTTCTTCTATTTCTTCCAGAATAGCAGTCCAAATCTTATTATCACAGCTTTTGAAATTTCTTAAACATACAAAGCTAGATTTTCTATGTATTTCTATTGTTTTTAATTCATAATCAATGGAAACTCTATAATCTTCCACAACCTTATTAAGTTGTAGAGTGTAGATATGTTTTAATATTTCTGCATTACCTTCTACATCTCTGCTATTTTTAAAATAAACAGAAACTTCTTTTTTATCTATATAAATTCTTTCAGCTTCATCTGCCATAACTTCCAAGATTTTATCTATAAATCTTGCTTTTAACATCTGTATCACCTAGTCCTCATCATCTTCAAAATCATCATCAAATCTTTTCATGTACTTATCAAATTCATTCCATAGTACAAAAGAAATTGCTTTACCTTTTGCATATCCTGCTTCTAACAAGCATTCAGGATAGTGCATAACATCTTTTAATGTTTTCATAACAATGACATCACATTTTGATAATAGTTCAACATGATCATTCATTTTTTTTGAGGGTTGAGTATTTTCACCATATTGCCAATCTAATGTGTGTATTGGTGATATGAATGTAACATCTTTATATTTTTTTAAGTTTTCTTTTATGAAATTTTCAACTATTTTTTTATCTTCTTCCCCAGTATTTGGGTGTGATACATAAACTAACATAAATCCCTCCTTGTTATTTTTTTAACTTTCTTCAATTAAATAAGCATTACTTATAAAGATAAAAAACATAAAGAAGAAGAATACCCAAACTAATAAAATTGATAATGTACTTTCTCTTAGCTTTTTCCTTACATTCTGAAACATAACCTAAACTTGTTATAATTATTAAAGTTATAAAAAGTCCTATATCTTCCACCTCCTTGATTAATTGTTATATTTTTAAATTTTCTTCCATATTCCTCCTTTCTTTTGTGCTATAATCATCTCTAAGGAGGTGATTATTATGAAAAAAGATATTGACTTTGATAAAATTGCCAAAGAAACTCTTGATGAATTAACTAAAAATTTTAAAACTGAAGGTACTTTTAAAGAAATAGGTTTTAAAATTGCAGAAATTTCTACTAAAACTGTGAAACTTATGCTTAAGAAATATCATCAAGAGCTTTTAGAAGATTAGTACCTATTGTTCCACTTATTTTTTGCTCTAAACTATTCGCAGTAGTTTGGAGCTGTTTTTTTATTTGTTTTCTTATGTATCTTTTATATTTTCTTGATTTTTGTTTCATATACCACCTTTCCTTTTTTATTAGTAATAGCATTATTTAAGAATTGAAATTAAAATAGTAGTGGCTAAAACTGAAATAGTTATAGTATTTACAAAAATTATTGCTGATAAGCGTTTTAATTCTTTTTTCATATCTGCTACTTCTGTTTTTAGTTCCATTTCATTTAATTGACTTCTTTTTTTTATTTCTTCAATAAGTTTTTCGTCCATACTCCTCCTTTTAGTTTTTGGTTTATTAAAACTAAACTTTTATTTTAAAAAAATATGAATATACCTCACTTTCTGGAATTTTTAATAACCGAAGAGAATCACAAATTTCTTTTTGAGTAAAATCTGTTTTATTATTTAATTTAGCAGATATACTAGCTTTTGAGATTCCTAAAGCCTCTGCAAATTTATACTGCGTTTTATAAACTTCAGTTATTTTTCCGTCTAGCTTCCTATAATCAAACATAGATTCACCTACCTTTTTTTTATTTAGTTTATTTTTTCTAAACACAATATAACATAGCAAATTTTTTTTGTCAATAAAAAAGTTTATATTTTTTTAACTTTATTTAAAAATAGTTGATTTTTATTAAACTTTATTATATAATCAATTTATAAAAATATTGAAAGGGGCATTAAAAATATGAAAGAAAATTGTGCAGATAGAATAAAAAAAGCTTTAGAATTAAGAAATATGAAACCAATTGACTTAGTTGAAAAAAGTGGAATTAAAAAATCTGCATTAAGTCAATATATGTCAAATAAAATTTCTCCAAGACAAAATGCTCTTTACTCTTTAGCTAAGGCACTTGATGTTAGTCCTGCTTGGTTAATGGGGTTTGATGTTCCTATGGAAAATGAAGAAACAGAATATCAAGTTAAAACTGCTGCAAGAGATAAAAAAGTTTTTGATAAATATAGTAAACTTGATGAAGCTAAAAGAAAAATAGTTGAAGCTTTAATTAATAGTTACTTTGATGAAAATGTTGAAGATGAAGAAGATTAA